GGAATAGGGTTTTTTGTATTATCAAAACCAGCTCCAGCAATTTTTAATCTTGCTCGTCCTGCTGCACGTTTTGTGAAACCAGTTTGACCTTCTTTTAACATCGAAACGATACGATAGTTTGGTCGAAAAGAGGTGCCATTTGCTATCGACTCGAAAACGCCAAATTGCGTGCTATTAGCTGGCGTAAACGCATGGCAGAACTGGCCTACCGCATCAGTTTCTTCTCCAGTTGGCGCGTAAAAAACTTCTCCATCAATTGCAGGGTCCGGGTCGCCCTTGTCCGCCTTACCCCTTGATCCATATAAAAAATTACTATCGCGAACTCGTCTTTGACCCGGATCTCCCGATTGTTCTTTCCAATAAAAAGCAAAGGCATCCTCAAAAAGCGGATCTAGCGCGTTATTGCCAAGAAAAATACCTTCTAACTGAGGTGCTGCAATGCCACTAAGTTGTTCAACGCCCTGCTCGCCAACTACATACAGCAACTTGGCTCGTTGTAACGCTCCATGGCTAAACATCCGTGACCATATCAAACGTGGTGATGCCAACATTCCCCCGCCCAAACCTTCTCTATACAAACCAAATAGGAGCGGAATAGGTGAAGCGTATTCACCAAGTTCTGCTAATGTTTCAAAACCACGCGAAGGCGTGAATCGATTAGCGCCGGTTTCTCCAGCAAGTTCTCTACGGCTAGATGCTTCTGGCTGCTTAGGTTTTGGTGTAAGCAGATAAGCGACACCAGTCAGCACCAAGCTGATAGCAAGGTTGACTAAAAGCGTTGTTGTTGATATTTCATTTTGTATATCAGGAATATGGTCATACTCAGCAGGGCGCACCACACCCTTTCGCCTTACTTCAGCAGCAAACTTGCAATACTCCTCTTCCGTTATTCCAATCGTCTTGATTAACTCTCTCTCGTACGGAAGCAGTGGTACGTCGTAAACAGACGGACCGAAGACCACTGAACCTTTTTCGACATTCGATTGACGTACAAGATTCCCGTCTGCCATGTGACTGCAAATGCCCAGGATTGCTGCGGTAACAGCAGAATATCCCCATCATACGCAGGCTTTTCGACTCGAAAACCCCAAGTCAACAAGTCTCGGCAAACCTCCCATTTGGTCGCTTCATACCAGGACTGCTTAAACGCTGGCCCTTTAACGCCCACTCGCCCCCAAACCTCATAACAAAGGTGAATACAGTCGATATAGCCATCACTGCCGTCCGCTCCGTACCGATACGGCACCCCAATCAAATCACTGCAGTCGGACACTGTTGCTGACCGGTAAGTTTCCAATTAAACGCTGCGTCAACGAACGTCTTGGTACATCTGTTCCAACCGCATCCAATACTGAGCTGAGTTGCAGATTTAACGACACGTTGTCCCACTGACCGCCAACTGCTTGGCCAGTAAACGAGTGCATCTTTTGATGCGTACCAGCAGGGTTGTCAGCGTCCAAAATCAATACATCAACCTCAGTAACCCAGTTTTGATCGATGGCTTGATCAGCAAAACCGCGAGACAGCTTGTTATTAGGAAATACTAAAGTCGCCTCTAAGCCGTCACCTGTACGGTTAACGGTGACGCCTGAAAAACCAAACGGCACAAATTGATATTGATTTGTTTGAGTCGTGCCGTCTTCTTTTTTATGGGCATAAGTAGCTTCTTGGTTTAGAAAAAAGTTTTGAAAAAAATGAAGCGTTTCTAGTACGCCGGTATCAGGACTTCGATGTTTTATGCGAACGGCATGGCCAAAAGCGTACTGACTCATATTCCTATCCTCCGGCGAGTGCTACCACTCATCTGCAACCGCTTAAGCGTTTGTTGTTCACCCTGTTTAGCACCTTGTGTCGCAGCCTGTTGCATACCTTGCTGGAACTGATCAGCCGTAACGTAATCAATGCTGTTAATACGTTCCACTGAATACCGAACATCGATTGGAGCGGCAACTGCTACACCGCCACCTTCTCCTGACGTTCCAGAACCTCCTGCTTCTGGGATAACCGAGGAACCGCGAGCACCACGCGAGTAACGCGCCATGCTTTCACGCATTTTGCTTTCAGGAATAATGTATTCGGATTCACCGCCTTCACCTACAAGTGCATTAGTTGGACCTGAAACGAAGCCGCCATCTGCATATATGCCAGTTTTGCTACCAAAATCAAAACCACCTATATTTTCAAATGTCTGCCCTCCTCCACCACCGCCAGGCGTTGACGAGAAAGATTGCAGCAAACCCTTAATAGCAAACTGCAAAAACAATTTGCTAATGTCTTTTAAGACATCGGCTACAACTTCTTTCAATGTCCTTGTGCCTTCTATTGCAGCTGTAATGCCATTTACTATTCCGTTTTCAATAGCAGATCCAACGCTTTGGTACAAATCTTTTAGTTTTTCGGCTTCTACCACTTGCTCTTTAAGAGCAGCATTTCCTCGAATTAATTTTTCAGCTCTCTCGCTATCTGTTGCATTCATGTCTTTAGTAATGCTAGCAATAGCTTGCTTTAATTCAACTTCTTTTTCGTTTCCTTCTAGCCTGGCTATTAATAATTCTTGTTCGTTCTCCAGCGAAGTAAATGGAGCGTTCATTGCATCCATGATTTGCCTAAATTCATCATCCATTTCTAACTGCTTTAACTCAGTAAAAATGGTTAATAATCGCTGAAACCGCTCTTTAGTTACGTCAGTATTTTCCCCAGAAGTTGCCATAAGTGCAGATAATTGTTGCAGGTCTTGCTTAACTTTATCTATTTCTCCTGCCCTAATCTCTTGAAATAACTCAGCAGCTTGCAATTGACCACCAGGAAAACCTCTTAATTGCTGAATGCTAAACTCTGCAATTTTTCCACGCTGTTCAAATCTTTCTTTTAATTTATCAGCGCTACCTTGTTGTTGCAATTGTTGACCACGCAAACGTGCTCGCTCTAAATCTATCTGGAACAATTCTTTTGCAAACTTCTGCTCCATCCGCAATGAATCCATTTTTACTTTTGCAAAAGCTCTTTCGTTTTGCAGTTTTTTGTTGGCTTCTCGCTCGCGTTCTTGTGCAAATTTTCTTTGGTTATTATTAATTTGGTCAATAATTTTTTTACGTTCTTTTTCTAACTCAAGAGCTTTTTCTTCTCGTAAACCTACAAGACTGCGCCGGGACGCATCAGCTTGGGCAAAACCACCTACTAATCTAAAATCAGGCCTTGCTCGGTCTCCAGTAGCATTTTCGTTGCCCGCAATAAATCTGAACGCATCCCTGACTGCTTCTACACCATCAACAAAAAGATTTATCGCTCCAGCGCTAATGTCAGTCATTGCTGTTAAAACACGCAAGACTGGAGGCAAAACACCTGACGTAATTCGTTTAATGGAATCAGCTAATCTTTGATTTGCAGCGTCAAAATTTGAAAGATCTGTTACTGCATTTGCTCCATAAGCTTTTTGCAGTTCTGCTTGTTGAATGCGGTAAGCACCAGCAGCGTCACCAGACTCTTCAAGCTCTTCAACTACAGCTTTAAGTGATCCAGCAACTTTAAATCCTGCCGACTCCAACGCTGCAAAAACATCGGTTGACTCTTGAAGAGACGCGGCAATTTCAGTTTGTCCTTGGACAAAAGCATCTATTTGCGCTCCAAGGGCACTACCGAAAATTTGAGCGGCAAAACTACCTTGTCCACCTTTACCAGCAATAGCTCCACCTACACCGCCTAAAATAGCGCCCGGACCTCCGCCAAATAACAGCGGGAAACCTGCTCCAAGAGCAATATCTGATGTTAGTTTTTGCTGCCTTCGCCCTGCGGCAATTTTTCCACGCCTACGACGCGCTAAATTTTCTCTTTGATCTACACGTCTTTGCAAAATTTTATTGATTTTTTCTTCTGTCTTTGCCTCTCTATCTGCAAGTAGCATCGCATCACGACGTTCTTTGCCTACTTGCTTTGTTAATTCCAAACGTTGCAAAAAATCTCTAGACCGTGCCTCTGCTTCATCACCTGCAGCTTTTTTTGTTTCTAAAATTTGTCTTTTAATTTCGTTTTGCTGCTGTGCTTGAGTCTTGGTTTGCTTGCCTATATTTCGATAACTGTTTGCTAAATTAACAACTTCTTGCGTGCCCTTCCCTAAAGCCTGTACGCGTTCATTTTCTTTTGCAACTGTTTTTGCAGCAATGCGGTCGATAGATCCATAAACTTCATCCAACTCTTTTGCAGCTTGTAGCGAACGATTAAGTCGATCTCCTATAGGGCTTGATTGCCCCCCTAAGACTGATGACGACGGACCGCCTATCGGCCCAAACTGAGTTGTTGAACCAAATTGAATGCCAGGTTGAGGCCCAATAGGAGTAGAAAACGCTGTCCTGCCTACTGCTGACCCCGGCCTTAAATACCTGCCAGACATGCTGCCGCCTGGTTGACGAATTGATGCAGCAGCAGCGTTATAACGTTCTAATGAAGCTGTAGCACCATCACGTTGCCTAATTTCTTCAGCAATAAGTTGATTAGTACGAGCCTGTGCAGTATTGGCATTTTTTAGTGCGCTTACATACTGATTAACTGCTCTTTTTTCCTCTACTGTGCCTTGTTGAGCACTATCTAAAAGTTTTCTAGCCTGCGCCAGTTGACTGTTAAAATCTTTTAACGACCCTGGACCATTCAAAAGGTCAATCTGCTTAGCAAGCTGGTTGAGACCTTTTTGCAACTGCGTAACTTTCGTTACCCCCTTTGCGACAATCTCAATTTCAGCCCTGTAAGCCACAGCGCAACCGCACAGCTTTAATTACATCACTCTACCTGCGCCTACGAGCCTTGG